ATCAGACTCAACACGAAAATCAAAATCTTGACTACCATCATTTACAGCTATCTCATTAGTATAGAAGGTCATTCTTTGTCGCATACTACCATTAGATATAGTTTGGAAATAAGCAGCACCATCTTCAGAACCTTGAGAAACGTCTACAGCTTGTCCTTGTATTCTAAAATAAGTAGTTTGACTTCCTGCATCATCGTCTGCTGAAAAATCAATTTGACCTATTTCATCGTTATCGGCAGGACTACTAGAGTCCCTAAATAAATTTAAAATAAGGCCTTCATTTGCATCTGCGTTAGTTTATTTTATTGTTAAACCACTATCTGCAATTATCTTAGATATTACAGGGCTTGTTAATGTTTTGTTTGTAAGAGTTTTGGTAGTGCCTGACAGGTAGGTATCAAATGTATCAACAGTGGTTTGTCTCATCGTACCATCGTCATTAGTTACAATACCATCTCCACCTGCTACAGCAGTTGTACCTGCAGATGTACCACCATCTAATAAGTTTAACTCAGCAGGAGTAGATGTGATAGCTGTGTCACTGTCTGCAGCCAATACTGGTAGTGTACCTGACTGATTTGGTAGCTTGATAGTTCTGTCGGCTGTTGGGTCTGTAATAGTTAGTGTAGTTTCATGGTCATCGGCTGTAGCACCCTCAAAGACTATAGCATTCTGTGCATTCATTGTCACAGTGTCTACAACTGTTTGTGTTCCACCTACAGTTAAGTTACCTGTAATTGTAAAGTTTCTAATACCTGTGTAGTCTTTGTTAGAATCTAAAATAACAGCCTTAGATGCAATGGCTGTACCAACGGCTGTACTTCCAAGGTCTAGTGCATTAAGTTCTCCAACTACTGCTGTTACTCCATCAAGAGTATTAATTTCAGCGGCAGTTGCCGTTACACCATCAAGGATATTTAACTCTGCTGCAGTTGAGGTAACATTAGTTCCACCTATATCTAAAGTCCCCATAGATACTTCGCCTGTGGCTGTTACATTACGTAGACCAGTATAGTCTTTGTTAGAGTCTAGTACTACAGCCTTACTTGCTATAGCAGTACCTACAGCCGTAGAACCAAGGTCTAATGCGTTGAGTTCACCCACGACAGCCGTTATACCATCAAGCACGTTTATCTCTGCCGCTGTACTTGTAACTCCATCTAGGATGTTTAATTCTGCGGCAGTGCTAGTAACACCATCAAGTATATTTAGTTCGGCTGCAGTCGCTGTAACTCCATCAAGTATATTCAATTCAGCAGCTGTTGATGTAACCCCATCAAGAATGTTAAGTTCAGCCGCAGTGGATGTAACCCCATCTAGTATGTTAAGTTCAGCTGCAGTAGATGTTATTGCTGTGCCGTTTAGATTAATTGCATCTGTATGGAGTGTCCCATCAAAGTAACCATCTTTAAATTCTAAAGAAGATGTACCTAAGTCTACATCATTATCTGTAACAGGAGCAATAGCTCCATCTGCCATAGTAAACTGTGCTGTACCACCTGCAGTAAAAGCTAAAGTATCTGCTGCACTAAAAAATAAACCACAATTAGTATCTCCTGTATTAGTAATAGAAGGAGCAGAAGCTGAACCATCAGGTATACTAAGAATGTCTGCTAAGGTAGTTACTCCTGTAACACCCAACGTCCCTGCTACTGTAGCGTTCTCATCTACATCAAGTGTGTCTACGTGTGCAGTACCGTCAAGATACAGGTCTTTAAACTCTGTTCCTGACGCACCTAAGTCTATATCATTGTCTGTTACTGGAAGTATTGCACCGTCTTGGATTCTTACCTGCTCTACTGCTGAGGAACTAACCTCACTAAAGAACCCTACACGATTATTGCTAGTGTCTATTACAACTTTGTTTAGTGCGTCCACATCAGCAATTAGTCCTACATACGCACCCTCTGTCGATGAACCATCGTGATTGTGACCACCACTAAAAGCAAAGGCTGTAACAACAGCATTTAATTCAGCGTTAAGTGGTGCAGACTTAACAACCTGACCTGACTGAATATCGGCTGTGTTTGTTCTTGCGTAACCTGCCATTACCTTACATCTCCTAGTCCGTGTGTTATTGTGAACCCTTGAATACTGTGTGACTCGTTTGTGTCATCTGTCACAAATGTCAAGGCTATTGCTTTACCTGAGCCTGAAAATGTAACTGATTCAACTGGTGATGGATTACCATCAAATATATCTGTTGTGTCAAATACAGCTACGTTTGTACCTCTATCAAAGAATGCTCCGGGACTTGTTGTTGATAGAGTTAAGTTGTCTGGTGTAGATATGTCTGTGTTATCGTAGTCGTAGGTTACAGACAAAGCTACTGAAAAGTTTCCCTCTGCACTCATGTATGTTGATGTGCTGTAGAATGTTTTTCTTTGTTCAGGGTTGCCCATGTAAACAAACGGAGTTTTAAATATACTCAGTATGTTACTTGAATCAAAAGAGTTACCTGACTCCTGTTGAAAAACTTTACCACTTGATGCACCGTGTAATACAAACTCTTCTTGTTCTATGTATCCACTGTCTGCACATGTACACTCTAATCCAAACGTCTGTGCAAACTCAAATCCTATGTTACCCTTGTACTCTCTTAATGCTCCTAGTATTCCTTGCGAGGAAGAAGTAGAAAACATATATCTAAATTGTGACTTACTTCTAATTATTACTGATGATAGTGCGTCTAGGTCTTCTGAGGTTATCACATTTCTTACAGTAGACTGTATATTTTTAGATAGAGTTTCAAGATTAACGTCACCAATCTTGTTTGTACCACCAATAGGTCTTATACCGTCAGGTGCGAGGAATAACAAATCTCCCCCTAGTTCTATCACACTATCAGTAGAAAGGCAACCTAAATTTGAAGTAACTGACTCTAATACAAAGTTAGCCGAGTTGTCTCCTACAAGTCTCTTAATATTATTCTTACCAAATATAAATAATACGTTACGAAACTTCTTAATAGCTACTATCGCAAACCCTACGTTTATAACTCCACCACCATTTGCAGGACTAAAGTCTGTCTCGGCTGTTGGTGCAGAGAAAAACAAGTTACTTGGTTGTGCAGGGTCTCCTGCTAAAAACAAATGGTTCTGAAACTCTGCACCTATCTTAGGGTCTGTTGGTGCATTTGAGTCTGTTATCTGCGTATAAGTTGACCCATCGTATGTAGCTGCAGGATTTATACCATCTGTTAAAACTACTTTTGGTGTACCAAAGTTTATCTCTGTAAATCTAACCTTGCTTACACCTGTCATTGTGGGTGAGCCACTTGTTGATACGGCTGTCCACCCTTTTACAGCAGGTACAGATGTTATTGTAGTGCTTGTACCAAAACCGTCATCTGATATAGAATTACCGTTTGTAAATGTTGCTGTTGGTATTCTGCCAAAATTGACAACGATAGTATTAGAACTCTTTGATATTAGTGTTCCAGTAACACCTGTGCTAGTTGAAGAGTCCCCTGAGCTAGTTCTTTCTGATATTGTTTCTCCAACTGTTAGGTTAGAATCAGAACTCACTGTAAATTCAAAATAAAAATTCCAATGATGTAGATAGTTGTTACCTGATGATGGTGTACGACAGGCAAGCACTCCCTGATTAACACCGTTAGCCACTGCTATTCCTAAAACTGAACCTGTTCCGGGAACTGTCCCAAAGTTATTAGCAAAACCAGTTAGTCTTCTATAGCCACCCTCTAGGTTTGGCTCATAGTTTAGCAACTGTATTGCTGAACCGGGACTCTCTTCACCAAGAGATAAAACGTCTGCACCTGTATTTAAACCACCCCTGCAAACGGCTCTAAACGTGGAGACTGAATCAACCATTTAGCCACTCAGTCTTAGCATCTGTGATGTAAACTTTGGTCTATTTATCATGGATGACCTAACAAATAGTGGGTCATCTAGTAATAATCTACGCATGGATTTTATACCTTCTTGAAACTTAGCCTGATGTATTTGTGCAGACTGTTCATTAGACCTAAATCGCATCATGTATACCATAGCACCATCTATAATTATGTACTTAAATCTATCTGGTATAATCATTTCGTCATCAAATGCTGATAAGTCAGCAGGAAACTTATAGTAAACATACTCTATTACATAAGCTGCGTCAGGTAAAGGTGTTACACCAAACTTTTCTTCTGAGGTTTGATATACTAAATCAGGAGATGTTCTTGCTCCTGTGCCTGAGTTTTCTTCTATTGCCTTATATATCCTAACATATTCTTCAAAGGGTATGGTAGGTAAAGAACGAGCAGTATTACCTGCACTTGACAAAGCTTGTAAGTAAAATGTTTCCCAATCAACACTAGCCATGTCAGTAGGTAAGTCATATGTACCTGTACCTGCTGTCAGTGTTTGTGTAGTTGTAGTTTTAAGAAAGGGAAATTGATGACCATCTTGCAGGATTTCTCTTATTGAATTGTTAATAGCATCTTTTGCTATTGCTTGCACATTTTTTGCAGTAGAAAAACCATCACCTGCAGTATTAAGTGGTACTTCATTCAATCTACGCAAGAGGTCATTTACTAATGTAATGTAGGTTGTTGCCACTAAATACTCCTGTTAATGTAAATAGAGGGCAAGTTTTTACTGCACCTGCCCTCTAAGTAGTAATTTAAGCTAGTAAGTCTCTATCGACTTCTGTTGCTTTATCCACAGCACCGTGGTCATTGCAGTTAATCACAGTTGCGTAGACTCGTAATCTACCTGTAGCTGCAGCAGCTCCTGCAATCGTACAATCAATCGTATCAGCAGTGCCGATGAATTGAGTGTAAGTTGAGGCTGCGTTACCTACTACTGTGTTGGTTTGCCCATTAGAACCTGCAGCACAGAATCCTGCAGATGTGATGTCAGCACCATCAATGATGTCATCACCTCCACCAAAGTCCATGTCCAAAGTACAGCTTGAAGTAAAGGCTTTCATTACCTCAGCACCTGCGTTTAGAACTAATGTTCCTGCAGGTATTTCAAGCATTTGGAAAACATCTCCGTTAGCAATAGTGTTACCTGCTGCTATAAGAGCGTCAATATCCAGATACTCTTGGATTGTTCGCACATGATGTGTTCCTGCATTTGAAGGTAGAGCTGCGATGGAGTTAGCACCAACACCAGTGGTTGATTTTGCTGTTAAGTCAAAAGTTGCCATATTAGTACCCTCCCTTACGCTGCGTTATATTTAGCAGTCACGATAGCTTCTGGTCGAAGTATCTTTCTGCCATAT